TGAAGGACATCACGCAAACCGCTCTGGCGCATCTTTTGGCAGCGCATCCGAACGCGGAAATAGTGGAAATTGACGGCAACCGGATCGTGCGCGTTCCCATGTACGACATCGCCACGGATCGCGCTTGGACCGAAGAGCGCCGCATCGTTTCCGATCCCGATCAGACGCCGATGGGTACTCTGCCCGTGCTCAATGTGCGCAAGGGGGAGAAGTTCAACCCAGAAGGTGAGGCGCGCGAAAGCCCGCTTGGCCATCTCTATCGCATTGTGGGCTGGACTCCGCCGCCAAAGGACGACAAGGACTAGATGGAAGACATCGTCAAGGAAGCTCGCGAGGCCATAGAGATTTCAGCCGACTTCGACCGGGACAACCGGAAAGAAGCAATGGAGGATCTGCGCTTCACGGCTGGTTTCCAGTGGTCGGACGCGGCGCGCGCGGAGCGCAAGGACCGCCCGATGATCACCATCAATCGCTCTGGCCAGTTCTTGCGTCAGGTGTCCAATCCCATCCGGCAGAACATGCCGACGCTCAAGGTTGAGCCTGACGGGGATGAAGAAAGCGACATGGCGGAAATCGCCAATGGTCTGTTCCGCCGCATCCAGTACAACTCGTCTGCCTCGCACGTTTACGCTTCTGCCGTCGAGCACATGGTTGCCTGCGGGATCGGCTGGTTCCGGGTCATGGCCGATTACGTCGATGACGATAGCTTCGACCAGGAAATCCTTATCAAGCGCGTGTTCAATCCCTTGAGCGTCTATCCTGATCCGTCCGACATGGAGCCGGCGCGCAACAAGATGAACTGGTGCCTTGTTTCTGAGATGTGGCCCAAAGCTGCGTTTCAAAAGCGCTGGCCAGGAAAGGTTCCGAACTCAATAGATGTTCCTGTGACGAGCGGGTCTGGCTCCGGCATCAATTGGGGCTCTGCCGATCACGTTCGCGTTGCCGAGTTCTGGAAGCGAACGGAAGTGCAGCGCACGATTGCCAAGCTGACGAACGGTCAGGTCGTTGACATCACCGACATGCCGGCGCGGCAAACCGAGTTCCTCAAAGCGAACAGCATGATCGCAGGAACGCGGCCCACGAAGGGCTATAAGGTGACGATGCAGCTCGTTTCCGGCTCAGACGTGCTGGAAGAAGAATACGTGTGTCCGTGCAAGTGGATTCCTCTGATCCCGGTGGTCGGCGCTGAAATCCCGCTTGAGCAGGGCGTCTATCGGCACGGCCTCATCCGCTTTCAGCGTGAGCCCCAGCAGCTCCATAACTATTTCATGTCGATTGCGGCGGAAACGCTGGGGCAGCAGCCCAAGGCTCCCTACATGGTGACGCCAAAGCAGATCGGAAAATTCAAGAGCGTCTGGGACCGGGCGAACACGACCGCCACGCCGTATCTGCCTTATGAACCAGACCCTGACGTTGCGGGTGGAGCGCCAACCAAGATACCGCCCCCGCCGTTGCCAACCGGCCTCATTCAGATGGCGCAAATGCTGTCGGACGACATGAAGTCGACGACCGGCATCTATGACGCCGCGCTCGGCAACAGGTCGAATGAGACATCCGGCGTTGCGATCGGGGCCCGCGTCGAGCAGGGCAACCAGGCGACGTACCACTTCACCGACAACCTCGAGCACAGCCTTGAGCACGCGGGCCGCGTCATCCTCGATATGGTCCCGAAGATCTACGACACGGAGCGCACGCTTCGCCTGATGGGCGAGGACGGCACGGAAACGGAAATGGACATCAACAAGCCCGCCGTGCAGTTCGGCGGGGAACAGATGATCTACAACGATATGACGCAGATGAAGTTCAAAAGCGTGCGCGTCATCATGGGACCGTCCTACGCATCGCGCCGCCAGGAAGCGGTTGCGCAGTTGACGCAGCTCATCACCGCCATGCCGCAGCTTGGCGCGATCTCAGGCGACATCATCGCTCGCAACATGGATGTGGAAGGGGCGGAGGAACTGGCGCAGCGGGCCAAGGCTCTGCTGCCGCCGCAGCTCCTGCAGATGGAAGACCCGCAGGCCGCACAGGCAATGGCCCCGCCGCAAGATCCTATGGCCGCCATGCAGCAGCAGGGTCAGGCGCAAGCCATGCAGTTTGAATTGCAGGGCGCTGAAGCGCAAGCCGCACAGCAGGCCGCGCGCGCCCAGCAGGAAGCCGCCAAGGTTGAAGGCGTGCATCTCGACAATGCGTTGAAGTTGAAGAAGTTGCGTGAGCCTACCCCACAGCCGCAGCGGCCTGAGTTTGGCCGGCCAGCCGGACGTTAATTCCCAAAGAGGACATCATGGACGTATCAATTCCGGCGCCTTCGGGCAGCACGGACGCCGCCGCGTCGCAGGTTACGACGCAAGCAGAGCAGACGGCACCAACCACGCCGCAGGCTGAAAAGCCCGCAGGAGACGCAGCACCGCAGGCGGACACGCCCGCAGGAGAGGTTGCCGCTTCGGATCACGATCCGTCGCAGGATGACCCCGACAAGCCAAAGACATGGAAGGAAAAGCGCGCAGAGCGCAACCGCGCCCGTTGGCAGGAGTACAAGCAGGCCAAGGACTATTCGATGGCCCGCCTGTCGCATCTTGAAAACGAGGTTGCCCGTCTGCGTGGGGCGAAAGCCCCGGACTTCACTCAGATCATGGACCCGCAGGAGGAACTTGCTGAGCGAACTGCCTGGAAAGTCCGGCAGGCTCAGGCCGAGGAGCGGGAAACGCAACTGACCCAGGAGCGCCACAGGGCGGCGTTGGAGCAGCAGGACAAGCTGGCACAGGCTTGGACTGAGGCTGTCGACGAGGCCCGCACACGCATACCTGATTTCGATGCGGTCGTGACTGACAAGGTGCCCATCCATGCCCGCGCCGCTCCCCATATCGTGGAAAGCGAAAAGGGGGCGGAGATCGCCTATTGGCTCGGGAAGAACCCGCAGGCTGCCGAGGATCTCTATCGCAAGTTTGAGTCTGCTCCAGCGCAAGCCCTGATCGAGCTTGGCCGTATCGAAGCGCGTCTCAGCGCGCCAGAACCCAAGCGTGTTTCAACAGCTCCTAGACCGGCTCAAACCTTGAGCGGCGGCGCAAATCCCCTGGCCTTCGATCCGGGCCGGGCGAGCACCGACGATATGGCTGTCCAGCTTCGCAAGGCTGGCATCATTCGCTAGGGCCATCTCTTAGACAGGACAGACCACGATGGCTAACAACACCTTGACTGCGGACGTGATTGCCAAGATCGCGCTGCCCATCCTCGAAAACGAGCTTGGTGTCATTAACAAGATGTACCGCGCGCACGAGGAGGAATTTTCTTCGACCGTGAACGGCTACAAAAAGGGCGACACGATTTCGATCCGCCGCCCGGCTGACTTCACGATCCGCTCCGGCGCGACCATGAGCGCTCAGGATGTGATCGAAGGCAAGACGACGCTGGTTGTTGACCAGCAGATCGGCATTGATTTCCAGTTCACGTCAACGGACTTGACCTTGAAGGTCGAGGACATGGCGGAACGGATCATCAAGCCCGCCATGAGCCGTATTGCCAACGAGCTGGCGTCTGACGTGCTGATCCAGATGTACCGTGGCACGTATAACCTTGTGGGAACGCAGGGCACGCGCGTGGATAGCTTCAGCGATTTCTCCAAGGCCCCCGAGCGCATGGACGAAATGGCGATCCCGTCTGACAATCGCCATGCAATTTTGTGCCCGTCCGATTTCTGGGGCCTGGTTGGATCGCAGACGGCGCTTTATGCACCTAGTCTTGTGGGTAGCGCATACCGTTCCGGCGATCTTGGCGACCTTGGCGGCCTTGCCACGATGATGTCGCAGGTCACTCCGGCGCATACGGTCGGGCCTCTGGGTGGAACGCCGCTGGTCAACGGCGCAACGCAGAACGTCAGCTATGACACTGCCAAGAACGCCTGGACGCAGAGCCTGATTACGGACGGCTGGACGGCTGCTGCGGCGTCTCGTGTCAAGGCTGGCGACGTGTTCACGATCTATGCGGCTGGCACGTCTGGTGCCAAGCTCAAGATGGTCAACCCGAAGACGAAGGTTGCGACGGCGATTGATCAGCAGTTTGTCGTTATCTCGGATGGATCGTCTGATGGTTCAGGCAACCTGACGCTGACGATCTCGCCGCCCATCATCACGTCTGGTCCGTATCAAACCGTCAATGTCGCGCCGGCCGATAACGCCGGTCTGGTATTCGACGGCACGGCCTCGACGGCCTACCGGCAGAACCTTGCATTCCACAAAAATGCAATGGCGCTGGCGGTTGTGCCGATGGAAATGCCGCCTGCAGCTTATGGCGGAACGCGCCAGAGCTACAAGAACCTGTCTGTTCGCCTGATCCCGACCTACGACGCAACGAACGACATCTCGAAATGGCGCTTGGACCTGCTTTACGGGCGCAAGCTCATCGATCCGCGCCTGACCGTGCGTTTCGCTGGCACCTAACACGCATTTGAGGCGGGCTGTCGTGGCCCGCCTCTCTTTCAGGGGGATCGATGGCGACACAGACGCAGATCTGCGAACGGGCTCTCAAGCGGATAGGGATTATCCAGGCAGGTGCATCGGCATCAGCCGTGGATATTGAGGACGCGGGTGAGGCCCTTGGCGCGATGATTGAGAGCTGGAATGCAGAAGGGCTGAGCGGGAACGCTCTGCCGTTTGATAGCCGCTTTGAACACGCGATTATTGCGCTTCTCGCCGTGCGGATTTCTGAAAATTACGGCGCGCCAGTGGGCACTGTTCTGGCAAGCGACGCCAAGAACGGATGGGCTGCCATCCAGGCGGCGTACCTCGTCGTGCCTGAAAGCAAATTCGAGCGTGCGATTGCGAGCACGGGGCCTGATTGGTCCGACAGCTACATTCTTGGCGATACGAGCAACTACGCGGAATGGCAGGCGGATACGGCTTATGAGGCCCGCACCTTCGCAACCAACGGGGCCAACCTTTATGAGGTCGTTACGGGCGGAACGTCTGCGACAAGCGGCGGCCCGGCAGGAACGGAAACGGAAATCACCGACGGAACGGTCGTGTGGTGCTGGCGCAGGGTGGTTGAATGACCCTCGTCCCAGTCTCCATCGCAACGCAGACCAACAACGCCCGTTTCAAGATGGAAGGCTCGGCGCGTCTCATAAACTGCTATGCCGAGCAGACCGGCGACGACGCCAAGGCGCCCTGGACGGTCTATGCCAACTCGGGTCTTGACGTCTGGACCACGGTGCCCAGCACCGGAACGGCCTCTGGCGTTACCGGCGTGCGCGCCATGCTGGCGACGGACGACTATCTTTATGTGGTCGCCGGGCGCAATGTGACGGCCATCAGCCGCCTTGGCGTACAGACGGCCATCATCACGCTTCCCGGGGACGGCGATGTTTATCTTGCCTCGAACCGGCGCTCGCCGACGCCGGAAGTTGCCCTGGTGTCGGATGGCGTCGGGCGCATCATTACAGGCACCTCGATTGCGACGATAACGGATGCCGACCTGCCGCCGCCGGTGTCCGTGTCGGTGCTGGATGGCTATTTCTTGTTTCCGACCACGTTCGACCGGGTGTTCATCTCAGGAGAGGACAATGGCTCGTCGATTGCGCCGCTTGATTTCGGACGGGCGCAGCGGCAACCCGACAACACGCTGTTTGCCCTTGGCGGTGAGCGTGACGCCATGATCTTCGGCGAGCGGACGGTGGAATGGTGGGCCAACAGCCCGGACGGCAGCGGCGGGTTTCCGTTCGTGCCGATTTCCTCCATCAACCTGGGCTGCGCCGGGGCCAAAACCGTTGTGCAGTTGGATCGCGCCGTGGCCTGGATCGCCAATGACGGCACGGTGCGCATTCAGGATGGCTATTCTGGACGCAGGATCTCGACGCACGCGCAGGAACGCATGATCTCCAGCGCGACAACGACGATCTACGGCTACGGCTGGAACGACACCACGACGGGACACGCCTGGCTGGCCTGGACGTGCGATGGCTGGACGATCAGCTACAACATGCGCACCGGCTTGTGGTCGGAGCGCAAGAGCTTCCAGCGGAGCAACTGGCGCGGCGCCAACGCCGTGCGCTGGATGGGCATGACGCTGATTGGGGATTACCAGACGGGCGCCATCTACCGGGTGGATCGGGACGTGGCGACCGAAGGCGGGGAACCCATCATCATGGAGATGATCCCGCCTGTGGTGCATTCGGCTCCCTATGGCATGCGGATCAATTCGTTGTTCGTGGATGCGGTTCCGGGCGTCGGTTCCGGCGGGCCGCTCGAGGAAAACGCAAACCCTGTTCTGATGGTCTCGACCTCGAACGACGGCGGACAGACGTTCGGGGCGGAGCGCCGTATTGCGCTTGGCGTTGCGGGAGATCGGCTGAGACGGCTGAAAACCTACCGGCTCGGTATGTTCGGTCCGAACGGATGCACATTGCGGCTGGCCTGCTCTGCTTCTGTTGCCAGGGCGATTTCAGGCATCAGCATTGATGCTGACAGGCTGTCAGCCTGATGGCCAACGTCAATATTCCGGCCGCCAGCGTTCCGATCATAAGGCCGGATGGCAAGCCGGTCCTGGTCGAGAAGCCCTGGTATCAGCTGCTGCAGGAATTGGCCCGCGCGCACAACGATCTCGCGGCTGATAACGCGCTCGATACCGATCTGGCGAGTGAGGTGACAGGCGTTTTGCCTGTTGCCAACGGCGGGACCGGCAAGGCGACATTGAGCACGTATCGCGTGCTGGCAGGGGGAACGACCGCGACGGGCTCCTTGCAACAGGTCGGGGCCGGTACATCCGGCCAGCCGTTGTTATCGAACGGGGCATCTGCTCTGCCTACGTTTGGCGCGATGACTGTAACGGATTGCATTTCCGGCATCATCCAGTACCCGGAAGCGCAAGATTATATCATCTGGTTGAACGTGCCTTTTTCGATCACGGTCCTGAGCATGACGACAAAGTGCTCCACGGGCACCTGCACGCTGACGGCCAAGAACAACACGACGACGATGACAGGGCTTGTCAATTCGGTCTCGACAACGGAAGTCGAGAACACGCCGTCGGCTAATCACGTCATGGCGACTGGCAACGATCTCAGGTTGACGGTTTCAAGCCTGTCTGGCGCGGAGAACGTCTGGTTCAACGTGAAGTATGAACGCGATCTGCCGTGAGGTGCGTGATAATCGGCGGACGCCTGCCTGAGATTTATTTCAGGACGCTGACTGGCACCTTCGCGACCGATACGAGCTACACGTTTTCGTCTCAGCCGATTGGCGCGGCTCATGCGTCACGGCTGGTGATCGTGGCAGTTGCCTACATCAATTCATCTGCGTCGAGCGCGACATGCACGATTGCGGGTGGCGCTGCAACGGAAGTGAGCGGAGCCGGTATCCGGTCATCGTCCGGGGGATCGACCGAAGTCCAGGTCAAGATGTTTGCCAGGACGGTGACGAGCGGCACGACCGCCAGCATCGTCGTCAGTACGGGGTCGGCGTCGGGGTGCTGGATCGGGGTCTGGTCGGCGTATTACCTGCGATCCGCCACGGCCGTCGATGCTGCAGCCTATTACGCCTCCGGCACGACGAACATCTTGGATTTGAATGTTTCGTCTCGGGGCGTGGCGTGCGGGTTCGGGCTCATGCCCAACGCGGTTGCCTGGACGGGGATGACGGAAGAGCACGACGCCATCACGGCAGGCGTCTGGATGACCGGCGCAACCTATACGGCTGGTGCTGCGGAAAGCCCGCGAACGGTGCGGATCAATACCAGCCCAGGAGCAGGCGCAACGGCGTGTGCGGCGTCTTTCAGATGAGGATGAACTAATGGGTTTCTTCGGCTCGTTTACCGGCTCTGACCAGCGCCGCGACATGAACAACGCCTACGCCGACTCAACGGCAACGGTAGACAAGGGCTATGGAGCAGCGCGCGGCAATCTGGCGTCAGGTTATGGCACAGCCCATCAGGCCTACGGGCAGGCCCGCACGGATGTCAACACCGGATACCAGAACGCACTGTCATCTCTGGCGCGCGGCACGAACAACGCCGTAGGGGCTTATCAACCCTATTCGGAAACCGGGCAGAACGCGAACACGCTCTATTCCAATGCGCTCGGGCTCAACGGGCAGGCCGCGCAGCAGACCTTTCAGCAGAACTATCAGGCCGATCCGTTCCGCGATGCCAACGCGGATTTCGCCAACGAAGCGCTGATGCGGACGCTGAACGCCCGGGGCTTGAGCGGATCCGGCACGGCCGCGGCCGCTGTGGCCCAGGAAAGTTTGCGCCGGGGATCTGAGGATTACAACAACTACCTCAACCGGCTGTCCGGCCTGCAAGCCCAAGGCCAGCAGACGGCCGGAGCTTTGTCCAATCTCTATGCCAACCAGGGTCAGCAGGGCGCGCAGTACGGCATGCAGACGGGCTCCGATCTCGCCAACATCCAGGGCAACCGCGCCGCGACCGGGTACAACTACGGGCTTGGGCAGGCGGGGCTGGATACCGATCAGGCGATCACCAATGCCGGCAACCGGATCAACCTCGGCAATGCGATGGCCGGTTCACGCGGCATCCTCGGCAACAATTTGATGAACCTTGCGGGCCTCGCTGTCAAAGCCTACGGGATGAAATAAGGAAACGCCCATGCCTCAGCTTCCCGCCCTTCATCTTGAGCCACGCAATGCGCTGCTTGACCTGACCCCGGTCACCAACGCGCTGGATGGCATCCAGAAGCAGCAGAACGCCAACCGCGATTATGCGATGCAGCAGGACGAGCTTGCCATGCGCAAGCAATCGCATGACCTGCAGGCACAGAACTATCAGCGCACATGGAAGCAGCAGGACGTCGAGAACATGGGCAAGCGGGCCATGGCCATCGACGCCATGGCAGACGGCCCACAAAAGCAGGCGGCGTGGCAGCGGATTGTTCAGAGCCATGGCGCGGACGGCCTGTCCCCGGAAGAACTGGATTATCGCACCGGGCCTAAGATGATGGCGGCACAGGCGGGGCTGTTCCGTGATCCGATGGACGTCGAGGCCAAGCGGCTCGAGATGGATTACAAGCGGGCGCAGATTGCGAAGATGAATAGTCCCTCCGCTGCTGGCGGAACCTACAAGGAGGTCGGCGGAAATCTCGTTCGCGTCATGCCGGATGGCACGGTGCAGGAGGTCTACAAGGGCAAGCCATCGTTCACGCCGGGAGAAACGGCTGTCGATAAGGCCTATGCCAAGACCTATGAAAGCGACATCGTGAGCGGCGGCCTTGCCGATGCCGAGAAAAACCTTGCTGCGCTTCGCAGCGTTCAAGGCACCCTGAAAGACAAGAATGGGCCAAATCTGACAGGCCCAATTCTGGGGCGGTTGCCTGATATTGTAACGGCCTTCACAAATCCGGATGCCGTCAATATGCGCGACCGGGTTGAGGAAGTCGTGCAACGGAACCTGCGCGTCATTCTTGGTGCGCAGTTCACCAACGAGGAAGGCAAGCGCCTGATTGCACGCGCCTACAATCCGGCCTTGAGCGAAGAACAGAACGCGCAGCGCATCGGTGCGTTGGTCGCAGCCATGGATCAGGCCTTGCAGGCCAAGAAGGCGGGTGCTGCATATTTCGAGCAGAACGGAACCTTGAAGGGGTTCAAAGGGAAAACGGACTTCTCGTTCGCTGATTTCGAAAATGCGATTGACGGATCAGGTTCGGCCAATCAACAGCCGCCAGCCGCTCAGAAAAGCATGGCAAGCCCAATATCCGAGGCTGAGTATCGCGCGCTCCCGAGCGGGACGCGCTACACGGCTCCTGATGGATCATCGAGGGTCAAGCCATGAGCTGGTGGACCAACGATCCGGTTGCGGATGCCTCTCCCCTTGAGATGGCCAAGACAACGGCCAATGCGTGGTGGCAGAACGATCCTGTTGCGGACGAGAAGCCGAAAATTCCCGAGCAAGATCCCCGCATCACGGAGCTGCAGAAACCCGGCGTGGCGCAACGCATGCTGCGCGGTGTTCCTGTTCTTGGCGGACTTCTCGATGAGATCGGGGCCGCTGGCGATGCCGCCGTGAAGTATGTGACAGGCAGCGCGTCGGGAGAGGATTACGATACCTCATTGGCCCGCAGACGTGAGGCTATCAAGCAGGATGATGCCGCGCATCCGATCCGCAATACAGCCGAAAGCCTGACCGGCGGTCTTGCCCTGTCTGCTGGCCTTCCAGTTGCGCAGGTGTTTTCGCGCGGGATCGCTGCGCCCGGAATGATGCGCACGGCGGCCGATGCCGCCTTGAATGCAGGAGCCTACAGCGCGGCGCACGGCTTTGCGGAAGGCGAAGGCGGGTTTGGGAACCGCGTTGAGACGGCCAAGGATTACGGAACAACCAGCGCCTTGACAGGTGGTGTTATCGGCGGAGTTGCTAGCCGGCTTGGCAACCGGGCCGCGCCGACGCCTGCCAATTCTGTTTTGCGCAATGCCGATGAGCTTGGGTTTCAGTTGCCGCAATTCATGGCTGGTGGCCAGCCGTCACGAACGATGGCGGCCAAGATGGCGTCCGTTCCGTTTGTTGGCGATGATATCAATACCGCCGTGGTACAGGCCCGTGGCAACACGGCGGCGGCGGCTCGTAACATTGCCGATGCGACGGGCGGCGGCGGCGGTCCTACCGTTGCCGGCGAGGCCATCCGGGATGCGATTACGGATTGGGTAGGGCCTGGATCTCGCGCGGTGCAGGAACGCATTTACCGGCCCGTCAATCAGGCCATGGCCAATGCGGCGGGGCCTCTGACACATACCTCACAGGAAGTGCAGCGCCTCGTGAACAATCAGGCCGCTGCGGCTAACACCAATATCGGCGCAACAGCAATCCGTGAAGTCGAGAACGCCGTTACGCAACCCAATGGCATGACGTTTGCTGGAATGCAGTCCTTGCGCTCGCGTATCGGCAGCCTGCTTGATGACAAGTTGAACCCGGAGGCACGCGCCGATAACGCAGCGTTGAAATCCATTTACGGGGCCTTGAGCCGAGACATTGAAGGATTGTTGAGCGCTGCGGGGCCGCGCGCAACGCAGGCTTGGCAGCGCGCCAACGCCATCAACAGGCAGCTCGCCGAGCGCCGGGAGGCCGTCGCCAAGGTTGTTGGCTCAAGGGGCGATGCAACGGGGGAAAGCATCGTTGATAGGGTTGTACGCTTTGCGGGCAGCACGCAGACGGGAGACGTTAGAACCTTGCATCAAGCACGCATTGCGGCGGGGCCTCACGCTTGGCGGCAGGTTGCGGGTGAAGCCATCATGCGGCTAGGCCGCAACAGCGCCAACGAGTTTTCGACCGATACCTTTGTTACAAAATTGTCCGGCCTGTCCCCTCACGGGCGGCGGATTTTGTTCGGTTCGGTTGGTGACGCCAATATCGAGCGGCAATTGAACAATCTGTTTCAGGTGTCGCAGGCCTTGCAGCGCTACAGCCGTGCTGGAAACCCATCTGGGACAGGAGGTGTTGTCGCTTTGACAGGCGCGCTTGGTGCGGCGGCAAGCGGTGACATGGGCGCAACGCTAACGACAGCTCTTGCCGGGCGGCTTGTAGGCAATCTCATGTCACGACCGGCTGCCGTTCGCAATGCCGGAAATCACGCGGCGCGGCGCGTAGTCAGCGGACCAGAATTGCAACGCGCCATCGCGGCCAGCGTTGCTAATGTCGTCAGCCATATCAACGGCGACGCCGAACAGTAAAAATGAAGATGCCCTTGTAGCGTTCCGGGTCTCTCACGTTCTCTTTCTCATCGACAGGAACGCAAGCACATGGCAGACGCCGTAGCAGTCTTTACCCCTGGTCAACGCCTGACCGATACAGATGGCGTTCCGTTCGCCTCCTGCGAGGTCACCTTCTGCGAGGCTGGCACAACCACGCCGAAGCTCGTCTATGCCGACGCCGATCTGACCGTATCGCTCGGATCGACCATCTACACGGATTCGGCAGGCTACCCCGTAACGTCCTCAGGGTCCACGATCAAGACGCTCGTCTACACAGACACCAGCGCTTATAAGATCACGATCACATCCAACGGCATCACCATTGCCGAGCATGACAACGTCAAGGGCGCTGTCGTGGCCTCCGGCACGTCAGGAGGCAGCTATCTGACGCAGGATGCTGCGGACGTTCGCTATGTCAGAAACCCCAATGCGCTTGCAGCGGTCACCACGCTGACGACGGGAGACAAGATCCCGGCCTTCATCGCATCGGTGGCTGCAAACCGGCATATCAATTGGGAAAACCTCACAGCCGATCTGTTGGGTGAATGGCGCACGGCGGGTTACATATTTTCAGCAGGTGCCCGCGTACTGTTTCAGCAGACGACCCCGCCGACGGGTTGGACCAAGGAAACGGGCGCATCCTACAACGACGCGATTCTAGCCTTTACAACGGGAACCGTATCGACGGGCGGATCGGTTGCCGTCAGCACGCTGTTTGCCAGCCAGACGCTGACCGGCACGGTCGGAAACGACACGCCATCAATCTCCAAGACGGCGGCACATACCCATCCACTCACTTCTAGTGCATACACGACAACTACTTCTGGGTCTGGCTATCCTGGCTATAATGGATCAGGCGACAGCGCAACCACGGTATCTGCGACGAGTTCGACAGGCTCAACAACGGCTCACAATCACTCGCTGACCATGAATGCCTTCAACATGGCCGTCAAAACAGTCGGCTCCGTGATCGGGCAGAAGTCATGACGTTCGAACTCCCCGACAAGGACAAGCTCTGCCACCACACGGCCTTCGAGAAAAAATGCCGGGATCTGGTCTGTTCCGGAACCTGCAACAGGTGGCGCTCGCTGCCGGGAGCCGATCCTTTCACGGGCAAGGAGCGTCATGCCTGGGGCTGCGTGGATGACCTGGTGCTGTTCCTCCAGGGCGAAGTCCTGCGCCAGTCGGACGGCACGCACTCCGCGATGACCCAATTCCGGGAAATGGTCTTCAACCCGGAGTACCGGGCAAAAGAACTTTCAAAACAGCAGGACGCAAAACTTATCGAGGCTCAGACATGCATATCACCATCGTAGTCGAGGACAAGACGGTCATCTGCGACGGCGTGGCCGTGCCGCTGCCTGATGTGGACTGGAGCGTGTTCGATGGCGACCCGTCGACGAAGTGGGATGACGTGGCGGCGGTGCAGTACAACACGGACAGCAGACAGGGTCATGTTGAATACCGCACCATTGTGACTAGCAACGCGATGCGTCCCAACATCAGGCCCGGCGACATGCCGATCGATGAGGCGCATTTCAACGCAGCGTTCGGCTGGATTCTGGAGCCCTACGCACAAGCCCGTGACGAGCAGGTGCGCCGGGAGCGGGAAGCCGCAGAAGCCGCCAAGCGGACCTCTGTGAAGGCCTCTGCGGACGCTCTGGAAACCTACCGGGCCACCAAGGGCGGCGTTGCTGTCGAGGCCGCCCCTCTGGAAGACGTTGACGAGCTGAAGGCCAAGCTTGCCGAGCTGGAGCGTCAGGTTTCCGCGCAGCAGGAGAGCTTCCGCCGTCTCGACCAGATCACGGGGGGCGAGGAATGAAAATCAGCGATGAAGGCCTGCGGCTGATCAAGAATTTCGAGGGCTACCACACGCGCCTCAAAGACGGATCATGCGCTGCCTACCTATGCCCGGCGGGCGTGGCAACGATCGGGTTTGGCTGCACCGAAGGCGTCAAGCTCGGCATGGTGTGGAGCGCTGAGCAGGCGGAAGAGGCCTTGCGCCGCGAGGTCGCGAAGTTCGAGGCTGCGGTCAGCAGGAGCGTAACGGTCGAAATCAACCAGAACGAATATGATGCCATGGTCTCGCTGGCCTACAATATCGGAGCGGCTGCATTCGCAAGGTCTAGCATCCTAAGACGGCTGAACAAGGGCGATAGGACGGGAGCCGCACAAGCGTTTCGTCTGTGGAACCAGGGCGGCGGGCGGGTGTTGCCGGGCCTCGTTTCGCGTCGCATGCGCGAAGCGGCACTCTTCCTGAAGCCCGTTGAGAAGCCGGAGGAGCCGTTCATGCCTCAAACGGTTTCTGCATCGGCGGAACCGGCAAAGCCCGCCACAGTGGCAACGGCAGCCGGTGCGGCAACGGTCGTGGCGACGCAGACCATTCCTGGCCTGCCGATCCCAAGCGTTCCGGCTGAGATTTCCGACAGCGTGACCAACATCTCCATCTGGAAAGACCTGGGAGAGCAGATATGGACCTTGAAGGATTGGGCAGTCTCGCAACCGATGCTGGCAGGCGCGCTGTCGCTCTCTATCACCGGATTTTGGCTCTGGTCCAAGAAGCGGTCCGCCCCATGATCGCGTCCATCATTCCCTTCCTCATCACTCCGTTTGGCCGATGGGCCGCGATTGCCGCCATGGTGTTCGCGGTCTGGTTCGGCTTTGCTCGCCATTTTGAAAACAAGGGCGCGTCCCGCGTTGTTGCCCAGATCGAAAAGAAGGTCGAAGCCAATGCGCAAAAAGCTGATGACGTGCGCCGCTCTGTGCAGTCTGTCCCTGTTGACCGGCTGCGCGACAAGTACACAAGGGATTGACGGAAGCTGTAAGGTCTTTCGCCCGATTTCCAACAGTTCCAAGGACACGGCTCAGACCCGGCGCGAAGTAATCGCGCACAACAAAGTTTATGGCGCAATCTGCAAGGGCTAATCCATGGCTGACACCTTCACCCCGCGTGGCGCACCGGTCCCGAGCAACAGTTACGACGGCTGGGAACTGACACACCGCCCCGCCATGCTTCCCTTCCTGGCCGAGTACACCAACCCGCAAGGCGAGACGGCTGGCGGATGGGCCATGCCGAATATGGTGACAGAGCCGGTCAACGCGCTCTCCCGCTTGTTGAACACGCCTGCGGGCACGATGCCAGACCCACGCGATCCGCAGAACCAGTCCGATGCCCTGACCGGGCTGATGGCGCTCTATGGCGGCAACGCGGTTGGCGGGGTTGCCAGAAACGCACTTGGAAAGGGTGTGGCGCACGGCCTGAACATGGAGGCGGCCCGTCCGGTTGCCTATTCCAACGCCATCGATGAAGCGATGAGCAACCCAAACATGCTCAGCATGATGCGAGACATCGATTATGCCAATCTGAACCGGCGCGCGCTCGATGAATACGGGGTTGGCTATGAGGGCCTGACCTCATCGCAGGAGGCAAAATTAAGAGGATGGAGTGATCCATCCAAGTTCTAGACCTGAACGCATTTTTCCATTGTGTGCGTAGTCCCATCTGATTTTGACAGACTTCAAACCCTGGACGAAAGCCAACCATGGATGACCCGATCGCACGGATTGCCGCTCAACTGGTGCCTCTCAATCGAACAGCGGCTTACCCGAATGGAGATGGACGTGGATCATTTGAAAAAGACTACGGTCCAAAGCGCTCCGTCCCGTTCATGGAGCCCCAGGGATTACGTCATGGCGGGAGCCGGAATAGCGCTGGTGATCGCAGCAGCTCTGGACAAGGTTCCCTGGTCGCTCGTGGCCACGCTCGATTCTTCGCTGAAATGAGGGCGATGTGTCCTGGCACACGGGTGTTCTACTGGTGCCTGGTTGCGGCATCCATCATTGAGATTGCGAGGTTTGTTTAATGCTCGGACTTGGATTTGCGCTGACAAACTTCGGCACCAAAGGCGGCGTGGTCGATACGCCGGATTTGTCGGGCTCGTCTGCGGCGGCTTTGCTTGTAGCCTAGCCACATTTTGACATCCCGGTTGAGTATAATAGCTCGGACGGCACAGTTCGTGCTCTAAGACGGGAAGAGGCAAGGACAAACCTTTGTCTGCAAAACACCGCTCTTGCAACTTCGCCGTGGGCAACGACGCTTATAGTGCGGACGAATAATTCTTCAACATCGCCTGACGGAACAACTACGGCCACACTTCTGACGATGCTCGGCATTCGTTAGGGCACCGCCGACCTAGTGCTGTCAGTCCGTTGCGGCACATATTGCAGCTAGCCATCTCGCCGGCCTTTCATGGCTATGCGGCTTTGGCTTCTTCGTCAGCCTTTTTATGCCGAAAAATCTTTACCCGCCCATCAAAGCTATTGGCTACCAGATAGTGGCAACCTTTCCAGTTGCGGGCGGCGTCTTCAGATATTTTCGCCTTTGCAAATTCCTCGGCATCTGTTGCGTAGGCAAACAAGGCAATAAGCTCTGCCTCGTCGCCATCGTTGTATGCTCTGCTAACTGTGCAGCCGCTTGGAAATTCTGCTCTCATCGTTCGGGCCTTTCATGCGTCAAAACGGGAACAGCAAACCCGACAGCTTTTCCAGCTTGTCATCGGGCAGTTTCAGAATGAACGTCATAGGGTCTTCGTTAAATCGTTTCCAATCCGATCCCCCGACTTGCTTGGGCTTCATAACGCCCGCTTCCTCTAGCTTGTCTTTGCTGAGGTTAGACCAGATATAGGCGAATGATTTAAGCTGTGCTGGCGTCATGTTGCGGGCCTATTTTGAACACGCCGCGAGAGCTTCGCGGCCAGCTTCTGTGATGAAATATCTGTCTACGTGGACAGGGTTGTGAGGGGTATGCAGATAAATGTACCCGTCGCGCTCCAGTCTCCTCGCAACAGACCGAGGCACGAAGTCGTGCCGCTGGCCGTTTTCAGCAGATACCAATAGAAGCCATTTCTCATCTCGCTTGCGCATTCTTCGGGCCTTTCTTGCGTTCTTTAAAATTCAATTGGGATGCCATGTTCATCGACGGTCGGCAACGGTTCCTCGCGCGCAATTTTCGCATTGCCGTGCCGCCTCTCAATGACGTCCAGCACCTCTTGATACATGCCTATCATTTGGCGATGCTCCCAAGCGTATAGTCCATCTTTGTTGGACAGCGCGTGAAGGCTCTTAACAACCCTCTTTAGTCTTCCATCTACTTCATCACGAAACGAGCCGACGCTTGCGTCAAGACATATGTTGTTTGGATTTTTCGTGAGCATAGTACGGGCCTTTCGTGCGTTTCCTAAAATCACCTAGCGCAGACGGCGGGGCGGATTTCTCCCGCTTCACTACGCCGCCCGGCTTTGACCGTTGTCGCCGGGCTATTTCTCCCAAGGTCTCTGCGCATTTCTGCGACGGCTGCGTTACGGGTTGGCAGTGGCGTCCCGAACCATTTCCGGGCCACGTCTGCGCTAGGTGATCGTTCTGGCCTTGGTTGGAGGTTAGTCTTCGGCGTCAAAACTTGCGAGAAGCGATGATGCCATGAACTCCGCCTCACGAAGATCGCGCCGAGCCTTGACGGCATCGCTGATAACGCTGTCGTTGTTTACGCCCGCGTAATTATCGCGAGCGTCGATGTAGATGGCGAGGATTGCAGCGTCGCTATCATTTTTGATCTTCTCGATGCGGTCCACCATCTCAGTCGCGATGGCTGTCGTGAGCTTCGGCTTCGTCATTTCTGGTGCGATCCTTTCAACGATTTCTGACAATCCTTTGTCCAACGCCGCCAACTTTTCCTCTGTGGACGTGGCCCGCTTCATCCCCGCCCGCGCCGTAACTAGACTGTGCAGGTTTTCTGTCGTTGCAAGCGGGTTCATCATTCGGGCCTTTCGTGAACAAAATTAAGCTGCGGGTTTTTCGGGGTGCAGGTGCCAGTCGCCGTCGCTGCCGATGTACGTGCGCATCCCATATTTCTCGCTCGTGCGATTGAACTTCTGACGCACCGCTTCGCCAAGGTTAATTCCGAGTGCGTCGGCAAGCAGATCGAGAGAGACAAGCAGGTCTCCCATTTCATCCGCTACATCTTCGCGCGTTGCTGTTGATCCCTTGATGCCGCGCTCGGCGCGCAACAGCTTCTTGATCGCTTCGGACAGCTCGCCAGCTTCGCCCGCCACTTCCAGCGCGCGAAATGGCACGTCCGCCTTTTCATTGCCCGGCCACTCTTTCTGCCGGTTCTGGTTCGCGCCACGCAATACGTTGAACGTCACGCCGTCTGTCATATATCCCATGATGCGGGCCTTTTCGTTACAGTTGACCATCGTGGTCAAGTTGCTCCATTTCGCGCTCTCTGTAGTCTCGTTCTTCGAGCACGTTCTTGATGGCATCAAGGGCTTCCTGCCACGGATTATTCTTGTTCGAGTGCTCACCAATGTCGAATTGAAGAAGTTGGCCTATTGCGCACGAAAGCTCATCCGCAAAGTGCTGGGCAAGATCGCGCTCGCTGATTAGCGACAAGCAGGTTCCGCACTCGTCGCCCTTCATGTTGGTCTCTGGGCAATCCATCGTTCGGGGGTTTCCTGCGTTACGCGGATGGGTCCGATTTTGCCTTATCTCGGTACTCGGCAGACTTCTTGTGGTAGTGCTCAAACGCTCTACTGAGCGCAACGGCTGATTGCCATTGATCAGACTCCGCAGCAGCCTTCACAAGATCATCGCCTCCGATCTCCCGAAGCACCTGCTCACGCGCTTGATAGTATGCGTTCGTCGCATCACCTATCTCGTCGTTGTAATCGGCGAGAACTTTCTGCAAGTCGGCAATGTCAGCATCGGTAAGAACGCGACCGGCTTGCCATGCGTAGACGCGGAAATATTCGCTAATATCTTCCAAAGGCGGCATGTGCTTAGTCATGGTCTTTTCCGATCACGCGATTGATCCACTCAATGCGCCTACCTCGGCTGTCTTGTGTTGGCGGGTGTCGCATGTCATTGCGGTACTGACGCGCCAATGCCAGAAGTTCGTCAACTTGGATGGATATATGGCTCAGTGCATCCTCTATGCGCTTCGTCTGAGCAGCTTCCATTTCCTTCGTCACAATCATTTTTTGGGCCTTTCTGTTCCAAGGTGATGGCTGGCGTTTTTGCATTCGCGCTGCTGTGGGGCTGTAGACCTAGCGCCAATCTCTAGGTGTTTACGTCCGTGTCGCGCCAGCAGCTTTGCAGCCATCCCCACCTATATAACTCATGCGTTGACGAAGTGCAACGGTTCTGTTAAACATTCCCTACTGTAATATTTGGAAAAGTGTTGATGCAGATACGTTGGGACAAGTTCGGCAATGCGATTGCGTCTTATATGGACGCGCAAGAGCTATCGTTCCGAGACATGCAGGCCAGATCAGGCGTCGATAAATCCATCATATTCCGGGTTCGGAATGGAGACTTGAAATGCTCGGCTGTGTCCTACTTGGCGTTGTGTCAGACAATAGGGGCTAAGCCAACGGATTTTGTGGCTGGTAAATAATGGAGAGATTAAGTGACACCAGATGAGCGGGCCAGCGCTGCTGTTGACGAGATAGCAGCGGATCTTCGAGACAGGAAAACCCTGAAGTGGCTGTTTTGCGAAGACCCGGAAGATGCTGGTGAGCTTTGGCCTGGAGTTAATGCGATCAGCTCCGATGTTCAGGCCGAGATATTCGCTACGTGGAAGGAAATAATTTTGCGCCACATGACAAGCGACGCAACATAGGAG